TTCTCCTTCTCGTTAAGGAAAATTTAAGAGGAAGAAAAGAAAAACACTTTTATTAACGGCAATTATTTTTTATTTTTTGCAACCCTAGTGGCCTAACACAACATCTATGGCCGTTACCGAAACCACCCCCTTGTGGTACACTATCGCCAACGGCTTGGACAATAGCAGTGGCAGTCTTCAATACGGAAATAATGCCGCTTACTTCGGTAAGGGGTAGAGAGGAAAGACTGAAATGGTGAGGGTTTCTTGACATTTACCTCAAACGGCCTCGCAGAGCTTGCCTATTCTGCTCACTCACCCTTGCTCTCGCTTTCGCTTAATGGTATTCTTTACACAACCTAAACATTTGTTTACACAGCCATGCCAAAACGTATAGATATTACTGATGACATTAAAGCTAAAGTCATTGCCAACATGGGTTCCGAACCCACTTGGGAGCAGATTGCTGTTTTTGAAATGACAGCAGTAACATCCTTACCGTTAAGTAAGAAGTGGAGCATCTTCGACCAAGCCCAAATTACGGCTCAAACTTTTGAAGAAGCAGCGACTTATTTAAACTCAGGTGGCTATGTTCCTTTTCACACTTTGCACAATCAAGGTTATGAAATCCCTGTTGGCCGTGTGTTCTACGGTGAAGCCCAAAAGAACATTAAAGGTTTTGATGAACTCCGTGTTCTTGCCTTTATTGACTTAACCGCTCACGAAGACCTCGCCAATAAGATTGACAACGGTGTTGTTGAAGAAGTTTCTGTCGGTATGTCCTTCAAGCAGTTGCTTTGCTCTGCTTGTGGGGACGACCTGATGAGCGAGGAGTCTAAACTCTGGAATCAAACGTGTGCCAATGGCCATGTTATTGGTATGGGCAACCACCACTTAAAACCCAATGGCTTGGGTCAGTTCCGTGAGTTGAGTGCTGTCTCTAAAGGCGCAAGCAACGGAGCCAAGATTCTCGGTATTCAGAAGCGCACTTTAGCTGCCGACTTCGGTAAACCTGAACTTGCACTCGTGGCCAGCATTAAATCGCCTGAGTTTATGTTGTTTACTCAACACGCTAACTTAGACTCCGAACCCGTTTTAGGAGAAGACCCTGTGGTTATCGCTGAATTACAAGCTAAATTAACCGATGCCGAAGCTAAGTCTGCTGAGGTTCAAGCTAAGTTAACTGCTGCCGAAGCTAAGGCTGCTGAGTTGGATGCTACCACAGCCATCTCCACTACCAAGCTCGCTGAGGCTGAAACTGCTCTTGCAACTACCCAAGCCCAAGTTGACACTTTGGAAGCTGCCAAGAACGAGCTTGAAGCCGCTAAAGTTGAATTAGAAGCAGCTAAGGCAACTGCCGAAGCTCAGTTAGCCGAAGCCCAAGCTAAGGTTAAAGTTTTTGAGGATGCTGAGACAGCTAAATTGTCTCAACGTCCTTTCCGTATCCCTTTAGGCGGTGTTGCAGGTTTAAATGCCGCTCACTCTGATGCGGATAAACCTAAAACAACTGCGGTTGGTGCTTCATCCGCTTTTAAAACCCCTAAACGCAATTAATTTGGAGAATAGCGATGGCACAGCAAATCGCAAGCGGTGGTATCAGCCTTGTTGGTATTCCGCATTCAGAGTTCCGCCGCACCGTTTACCTCGCCGCAGGTATTGTTGCTGCTGATGTCGGTAAACCTGTTACGCTCGACACCACTGCCGATAACACTTTTAAGTTAGCTGGTGCTGACGATGTTGTTTACGGCTGTTTAAAAGTCGTAGAAAACCGTGTTCAAGAAGGCATCTTGGTCGGTACTGTCGAGTTCAAAGGTGGTTTCACTTGGACTAAATCGGGCGTTGTTGCTCGTGGTGACGGTGTTGTTGGTGCGGGTGCTGGTGCTGTTAAAACAGGCACTAACTCACGTTGTTTCGTTGTCGCTGTGGGTACTACCACTGTTGACGTTGCCTTTATCTAAACGGAGATAGTATTATCATGCCTATTCGTCCATTAAGTGATTTAATTAAAAAAGATAAGCTTTCTCCTGAACAAGTTAAAGCTCAATTAGCGACTGACAGTAATCACGAGTCCACCGACAATGGTTTAAAGTTGGTGCGCGAAGCTCAGTCCTACGGCTTGTCGATGCGCGACTATTTAACTTTAGCTGTCGCCCCTGAAAAGTCAGAAAATAAAGCTCTATACGCTGGTTTGAACGGTTACGAAGCCACTAAACTTGCTTTAAACTTACCTCACGCGAATGACTTCGAGCGTGGTGTGTTCTTGCAAGCTGCTTCTAATACCTTCCAAACGTATGCGGGTACTCGCGCATTGTTCCCTGAAATCGTTGACGATATGTTGAAGGCAAAAACTCGTTTAGAAGTTGCTGAAAACATCGCCTCTATCGTTTCTCAAAGCCGTACTATTGACGGCTCTGAAATGATTACGACTTACATGGAAGACGATGCTGACCAACGTAAGACCTACACTGTGTCTGAATTGGGTCGTGTGCCAATGCGTTCTGTTCGCACCAGCCAAAACACTGTTGGTTTAGGCAAACGTGGTTCTGGTATCGAGATTTCTTATGAGTTCGCTCGCCGTGCTTCGTTAGACATCTTAACACCTTTCGCGGCTCGTATCTTGCGTGATGCTGAATTGAGCAAAGTGTCTGCTGCTACCAACATTCTTATCAATGGTGATGGTGTTAACGCGGCTGCTCAAGTGATTAACTTCTCCACCTTTGCTGGTGGTGTTCAAACCGAAGTCAGTGCAAGTAACTACAAAGCTTTAAGCAAGTTCTTAATGAAACGTGCTAAAGATGGTTTCCCTGTGGATACCTTAGTTTGTAACTACGATATGTACGTTGACTTGATGTTCTTATACGCACCAACAATCAGCGGCAACGGTAGTGTGCCAATGGCCATGGGTGAAATGGGTGCGCCTGTTATCAACACCCGTATGAACGCTTTAAACGGTTTGAACTTGAACATTTCGTTATCTTCGGCTGTTCCAGCAGGTAAAATTATCTGTATGGCTAAGAACGAATGTATCGAAGAATTGATTGAAGCTAACTCGAACATCAGCGAAAGTGAGCGTTCTATCATCGACCAAAGCATCAAGTATGTTAAAACTGAAACCACTGGCTACAAATTGGCTATCCCAGAAGCCCGTGTAGTTTTAGACGTTTTAGCTTAACGCTTGGCGGTTTGAGAAAAGGGCAGCTTTCGCTGCCTTTTTTATTAGGATAAAATACCTCTTATCTTTTGGAGATGATAATGAATAAGTGTATTGTAAAAACAACAGGCTCTTTTATGCTTTTGACCCGTAGCGGCCCCATTGATGTGGGCATCGCCACGGTTGTTGAAAAAGACAGCTTTGTTTCCCAGCGCATTCGCAAAGGTGACTTGGAAGTGTTAGCTGATAACCTCCCTGTGAATCTTACTCAAGATGACTTGCTTGATGCAGGTTCAGTTGAGAAATTACTGGAAAGTTTAAAACCAAAAGCTGAGCCTGTAAGCAAAACTAAAACCTCAGCTAAAAAGGCAGGTTAACCATGTGGGTCGAAACAGCACAGGCTTCAAGCCTTACCTTTGATTTAAAGTTTGGTAATGACTTTGTTGTTCCAGACCCAAGCACCAATGCCGTCCTCACTGTACGCAATCGTAGTGGGGCTACACTGCACTCGGAGACACGGGTTAACCCAACAGGCAGCACCTTAATTTTCGCTATCCCAAGCAGCGTAAATACGCTCACAGGGGCTAACACCAACGAGATACGTTTAGCCACTTTGGATTACATTTACGAGGGTGTTTCGCTAAAAGAAATGACCTCCTACAAGGTGACACAGTTCTTACCGTTGACCATCACACCTCAATCAGTAAGAACACTGCTCGGTTTAAGTTACGAGGAGTTAGAAGATGAAGAAGTTGACCTTATCTCTGCTTACTACGCTTTGGCTAATGCTTATGGCAGCACCTTTACCACTGCCTTTACAACTGAGGGTTATGCTGGCGACCAAGCCAACAAAGCCGTTTGTTTACAGAGTGCGATTAACCTTGCCCTCAGCTTGCCGCAACGTATTGCTCAAAAAACCGATGAGGAGAAAGCAAGTTTTCAACGCGCAACAAAACTTGACCCTTACAAGTTAGTTGAAAAGCTCAAGATTGAACTTGCGGAAACGATTGAAAGCCTTGAGACTGAAAAAGTTGTCGGCTCTGCTGCTACCTTTGCTGTTACCCAACCCACTGACCCCTTCACAGGAGCTTAATGATGGTTAAGTTCCACAACAGCCGTTTTAAGAAACTTATCAAGAATCTGACAAGAGGTTGTCTAATACAAGGACACATTGTTGACGCATCAGGTGAACTTACTAGCACTGAGGAAGTTAATCAACTGTTAAGGGTTAGCCACCGTGCGATTGCCTTTGCAGGAGACCATGTTATCTTCATGCGTAACCACTATGCTTTGAGCAGTTACTCTAAAGAACCCTTTGACGTTATTTACCGCCTCATCCCTCTCCCTGACCAAGTTGAATGGCAAGTACAACAGGTATTTATTATCGACCCACTCACAGGGCTTAAAAAACCTGTCGATAATATGATGCCCCCCGTTCAACTGCTCTGGTGCAAAAAGAAGACTGACGGCTTTGGCATGAGCGTCAC